ATACCATTGGAAACAGTGGTATCAATTAAACTAATTATTTATAACAATGTTATAACTTTATATGAGGTGAAACATGGCAGGATTTAAATTGTGGGAGGGCGCAAGCCTATTAACTGGTGAGCCTATCGTTGTTATTGTCACAATGGGTGGGAATAATCCTAAAACGGATAATGATTTCAGATCTATGGTACAGACTTGGATAATGTTGCGCGATACACCACCGCATGAGGCTGTCAAATCAGGCAATGATGAGGGTGTTTGCGGTAACTGTATTCAACGTCCAAGCGTAGGCGGTGCTTGCTATGTTAAGACTTTCCAAGCACCACTATCGATATGGCGCGCATATAAGCGTGGGAATTATAACAATGTTATAAATCTGGAAAGCCTACGCGGTGCAGAGTTGCGACTGGGTAGCTATGGCGATCCGTCAGCAGTGCCGTTCGATATATGGCGCAATCTGATTGACAAGGTACAGCCTAGACTAATGACTGGATACACGCACCAAATGTCGCATAAAGCATTCGACAAGCGTATGGCAGAGGTATGTATGATTAGTGCCGATACGCCTAAGGTCGCGCTTAAGGCTCATGCTCAGGGATTCCGTACCTTTAGAATGACTACGGATACAGAACAGCTATTGCCTAATGAGATTATATGCCCTAATGATACTGATGGCGTGAAGTGTATTGATTGTGGGTTGTGTGATGGTGCGGGTGATAAACCTAATATCGCTATACTGGCGCATGGTGCGCTTGCAAAACGATACAATGAGAAGTATGAAAAGATCAATGTAATTAATTTATAACAATGTTATAAGGAGTAATACGATGAAGAACAATGACGATAAATGGGAGTTGATAATTCTATCGGGTCTGATATTATTATCAGTGATGGTGGTATCATATAGAACGGGAGTGATGATGTTATGATGTATTCAGTATGGGTAGGTGGCGTTGAAGTTGGCGCGTATCTAATGTATAAAAAGGAAGCCGAGCGTGTAGCTAAGATGTGGCGCGATGATGGCTATGATGATGTACAGGTGATGAGTTATGAGGGGTATGTGTCATGAATTTACAAGATATGATAGATGGTTACATCGAGCAGAAAGTTGAAGCGGCTCTTTCAATGAGACTACATACTGTGGCTATAAAGCTATCAAAAAGTCAAGAAAAGCTCGAAAGCCGTGTCGATGATCTCGAAGACAAGGTATATACTTTAGAGTCTGAGTTAGATGATGCCCAAAGAGAGGTTTCTGACCTTGAAGAAAGTTTAGAATCTAAGGTTCGAGAAGCCGTTGGCAACCTGAAAGTTCAACTGAAAATGAGGGAAGTATGATAAATCTATGGAAAGTATGGGCTAAAGCACTAGGTGAAAAGTCTGGTGCGAGTAATCGAGAAGCTGATTATATTGCGATTGTGCGTAGTGTAATTGTAGGGTTGAACTTTATCACCTGTTTGTTTATAATCGCAGGTGTAATACATAATTGGTAGGAGAAAACTAATGAAACCTTTTGGTGATGTTGATGATGTAATAATCAAGGCGTGTCGTGAGTCTGATAATCTAGGCAATCCGATGTGGCTCGAAGACTTAATTGATGTGGCGATTGATCATGCCCCAGAGTTGTTGGATTCTGAGGAGTGGCTTGCGCTAGTGAATAAACTTAAAGAGGAGAAGTACTGATGGACTATCCAGATATGAGATATACAGTGTATGTAGATGGCAATCAGGTAGAGGGTCGTGGTCTGACTAAACACGAAGCTGAGGAGATTGCTGACTATTACGAGGGGCAGGGATATGAAGAAGTGCAGGTGTATGATATGCGACTAAATGAGGTGGTGTAATGGAAAAGGCACATAGACATCTGGTGCAATGGGGCATCAGGCAGGGCTACACCATCGAGGTGTGGGGTGAAGATGAATATCTTGATTACTCAGGCACTGACTTTGATGAGGCTATCGAGAATGTAGAGGCATGTGATGGTGGTACTATATACCTAACGACTGTCGATGGTGAGCATGTAGCAGGGTTCAGTTATATATTTGACTACGATCAAGAGGCTGAAGATACCATCAGTGATTGGGGTATTAATCCAGTGAGTGAGGAGTGGTGTGAGAATTACACTAACCCTCCAAAGCCGTGGCCAGTATCGCCTGTAAGTACAGAAAGTATTGCTGATGAAGATGATGTGGACTTTGGGCATTATGGTTGTCAAAACTTTCCCTGCTGTGACCTTTATGGTTGTGGTGGATAATTTAACTAGAGGAGAATGATAATGGATAACTTTGTTAATATGTTTCAGTCGTGGATACACGATGAAGTGAGCGATGCTTTCGAGGCTAACGGTAATCTAGCAAAGCGTGATGCTGAGCGTATAGCTACACTGGAGCGTAAGTTGTTAACGCTGTCAGGTGATTTTGAAACGCGAGTAGGTGGTCTTGAGTGCCTAGTTGATGATATAGAGGAGAGGTTTGGTGTTGATGTTCAGGATTATATCAAGGAGTATTTTAGTACAGCTAGAATTAAAGTAACGATTGACAAAGAAGTAATATAGTAGTTGACAGCTCCCCTTAATTATCTTACTATAGGGGAGATCTAATTAGGTACGGGTAATGTAACAGGAGAATGATAATGATAGTGTTTAGATATAGAAGTAAGAAAGAGTTGAAAGAGAACATCGGCAAGCCATTAAAGTATTTAGAGACTAGCTTGTTTGGTGAGGAGTATGTCAGCGATGGTATGTTAACTGGTGCTAATCGCCCACATATAACTGGTCTGGGTAGAGAGTTTTTTGCTCAGGTAACTATGGAAAATGATTTGATTAAGGCGGTGAAATAATGGATATGCCAATTATATTCCAACCCTATAACAGGGTTAAGGCTGAAGCTACTTTTCCCCTCATTGAGGCTGACTCTACTGAGTCTGATATTAAAGAGTCTGCTTGGCTGTATTCCCTCGATGTAATGAACCGAGACCCTGATGTACTTGCTGATGCTTTCATTGGCGAGTACCTCGATACCCTCGATGATATGAGGCACTATCACAGTGAGGTTATTCAGGCTCTAGCTGATGAGGATTATGTAACTATGGGTAAGCTAGTGGAAGATGCTGTAGGTGGTCTTGTAAGCCGTACAGTTGATTACATCGATGAGCATATACTAAACTTAGGAGGTGAATGATATGAGTAAGGCATTGTATAATGAGTTGATGGAGGCTATCAAGTTGTCTATGGATACAGTGGAAAGCTTTGAAGATGAGATGTTGTTATACAATCTAACATGTGAATTGTCTCAAGCTTACCCTCTATTACGGGAAACAGGTTGATGAATAGCGGATGGGCTAAGACTCATCATGCTTGCGAGGTGTGTAGTAGTAGTGATGGCGCATCAACCAATCATGATGGGTGGACTACATGCTTTAGCTGTGGTGAGCGTTATAAGTCTGGTGAGAATTATAACAATGTTATAACAGAAGATATAGGAGTGGTAAGTATGGAAGTAGGTAGAGGTAGGCATCAAATGATTCGTAGTATCACTCAGAACACCTGCGAGCGTTATGGTATCAGTGTAGATGGCGATGATATTATATTTGAGTATCGTGATAAGGACTCTCTGGTCTGCGCTCAAAAGGTTAGGATAGGTAGTAAGGAGAACCAACGTAGCTTTGGTGTATGGGGTGAGGGTGTCTTGTTTGGACAGCACTTGTTCCCTAAAGGCGGTAGGTATCTGACTATCACTGAGGGTGAGTTCGATGCGGCTAGTGCATATCAAATGAGCGGTAGTAAGTATGCATCTGTATCGATAAAGAACGGAGCGCAGTCAGCACTCAAGGATTGCAAGTCTCAATATGAATGGATAGATAGCTTTGATAATGTAATCATCTGCTTTGACTCTGATGAGGCAGGTCAGACTGCCGCTAAAGAAGTAGCTTCACTGTTTGCAGGTAAGGCTAGAGTTGTCAAGCACCACCCTGATTTCAAGGATGCTAACGAGTATCTTGAGAGGTGCAGGGCAGATGACTTCAAGTCTGCATGGTGGGCGGCTGAGATACATACGCCTGATGGTATCATTGCAGGTAAGAGTCTGTGGGAAGCTGTCAATCAGCCTGTAGAGAAGGCATCTGTGCAGTATCCGTGGAATGGTCTCAATGATCTGACCTATGGTATACGTAACTATGAATTAGTCACTCTGACAGCAGGTAGTGGTGTTGGTAAGAGTCAGGTGATGCGTGAGGTGCTGTATCATGTGTTGCAGAACACAGAAAGTAACATAGGCTGTATATTCTTGGAAGAATCAGTCACTAAGACTGCTCAGTCACTGATGTCACTGCACTCAGGCAAGCGATTGCATATTCCGACAGTGGAATCGACTGAGGAGGAGAGGCGTGATGCATTTAACGCTACTCTAGGCTCTGATAGGCTGTTCTTTTACGATCACTTTGGTTCTACCAGTGTTGAGAACATTGTAGGTCAGGTTAGGTATCTATCTAAGGCTCATGACTGTAAGTATGTGTTCCTAGATCACCTGTCTATCATTGTATCTGCTCAGGAGAATGGTGATGAGCGTAAGGCTATCGATGAAGTGATGACTAGGCTTCGTATGTTGACTCAAGAGACAGGTATTGCCTTGTTCCTAGTGTCACACCTTAGAAGACCTGCAGGTAAAGGTCATGAAGAGGGCGCGGCAACTAGCTTATCTGACTTACGTGGCTCTGCCAGTATTGCACAGCTGTCTGATATCGTGCTTGGATTCGAGCGTAACGGACAAGCTGAGAATGTTGAGGACAGGAACACCACCTACATCAGAGTGCTTAAGAATCGATTCAGTGGCGAGACAGGACTAGCTACAGCAGTCTCCTATGATCAAGACACTGGTCGAATGTCAGAAGTAATAATAGAGGGAGAGGTGTTATGAGATGCGCGGCATGTAATGTAAAGATGTCTGAGTTTGAGATGCTTATGAAAGCTCCAGACAGCGGAGAGTTTGCAGACCTATGTGGAGTATGCTATGCTATAGCCTATGATTTCGAGGATAAAGCAGAGAGCATAGATGATATTATAGGAGGCATCAAAGATGAGCAAGATAGGTGACGTTATTATAACACTGGAGGACTACGGATATGATTACAATAGACTTGGAAACAAATCTTTCGCACAATACGATATGGTGTGCAGGGGTTCAGAAGCACACAGAAGATACAGCAACTCTGACATTCGACAGCGAGCCGTTGAAGCAGATGTTATCTACTGCCGATGGGTTAGTGGGTCACAATATAATCTTCTTCGATCAGCCAGTCTTAAAGACCTGTTGGCAGGTTGATGTAGATGTACCTGTCTGGGATACACTTGTTATGGCTAGGCTGTTAGACCCTACACCTGTAGGTGGCCATAGTCTCAAGGAATGGGGCAAGCGTATTGGCATAGGTAAGATGGACTTCGATGTTGAAGACTTCGATGGTGGTTACACTGACGAGATGGGCGAGTACTGTAAGCGTGATGTTGAGGTTACTACTAAGCTGTACAAGTATCTCACGACTGCTCTTAAGAAGAAAGGATTCAGTGATCTATCTATAAGGCTAGAGCATGAGGTGGCAGATATCACAGCACAGCAGGTTGCTAATGGATTCAAGCTAGATGTACCTGTAGCTACACAGTGGCAGACTGAGATGTCAGATAGGATTGATGAGATAGCATCAGAGTTACAGGAAAGGTTTCCACCTATCGTTACCATACGTGTCAGCGAGAAGACAGGTAAGCGACTCAAGGATAGTGTTGAGCAGTTTAACGTAGGATCTCGACAGCAGATTGCTAAGAGGTTGTCTAAGCTAGGTGTCAAGTGGAAGAAGAAGACTCCAAGCGGTGCGCCTATGGTAGATGAGAGTACACTGGCAGAGGTTGACCTGCCTGAGGCTAAGTTATGTGCAGAGTATCTTGGACTGGTTAAGCTTAAGGGTATGGTAGATAGTTGGCTCAAGTATGTAGACCCTGAGACACATCGTATACATGGATATGTCAATAGCTGTGGTGCTGTGACAGGTAGAATGACACATAATAAACCTAACCTCGCGCAAATCCCTAGCTTAAAGATTGCTAGAGAATGCTTCACTGTAGAGGATGGCAATGTTCT